GGCTGACCCAGTGTGGAAAGCCAAGAATCTTTTTGGTTTTGATCCGTGGTCTAAACAACAAGAAATCCTCAAAGCACTGCGTAAGAATAAGCGTGTAGCGGTTCGCTCCTGCCACGGAGTAGGTAAGACTGCTGTGGCTGCTACTGCTGTTCTAGACTTCATGACGGAAGGGCCATGTCGTGTAATCACGACTGCGCCGACATGGAGCCAGGTCGAGCAACTATTATGGCGCGAAATTAACGTACGACACTCTAAGATTCCGGGCGGCAAAGACGCTTTCGGCAAAATGTTCAAGTCAAGCCTAGAAGTACGCTCCGACTGGTTCGCAATGGGACTCTCTACTGACAAGCCGGAAAGATTCCAGGGTCATCACGCGCCACGGATGATGCTAGTCGTAGACGAAGCGAGTGGTATTGACGAAGCTATCTACGAAGCAGCCGAAGGATTCCTCACCGCCGACGAAGCTCGCGTACTCTTGATTGGAAACCCGACTCGACCAGCGGGAACTTTCTACAAAGCCTTCCAGAAAGACTCTGGTTGGTACCCGGTACACATGAGTGCCTTTGATGCGCCGTGCTTTACGGGCGAAAAGGTATCTAAAGAGGCTGAGCGCGCGCTAATTACGCAAGAATGGGTGCAGGACGCTAAGCAACAGTGGGGTGAGGACTCGTCTGCGTACAAGATTCGCGTCTTAGGCGAGTTTTCGGAGACTACAGGCCGCCAATACTTCCAATTTTTAGAAAAAATCGTGCCTATGGACGCTAAGAAGCGTGGTTTTGTGCGGGGAATGCCTGTTCCTGGTGGCAGAGTAGAGTTCTATGACGACCACAAGGGCGGAATGCGCATGTGGGAACCACCCAAGACTGGCGTTGGGTACATTATCTTCGCGGATGTGGCAGGATCAGTGTCTTTTGACGAGTATGAGCGGCGCGAAGCGCGTATCGGGTCGGGTGCGGGGTCGGATTACTCTGTAGCAGAAGTGCTACGCCAAGATACTGGCGAACAAGTAGCCGAAATCCGGTATCGAGCCGACGTAGACGAGTTTGCCGACGATCTTGCACGCCTGGGACGCTTATATAACGATGCGATCATCGCGGTGGAGCGTAACGGGCCGGGAACCGCCGTCCTAACCCAACTAAAGAACACTATGGGGTACCCGCGTATCTGGCGACCACGCAATCCGATTGGCGTAAAGACGCATATGGATCAAACGCTAGGTTGGAACACGACTAGTGCCACGCGACCCATCATGTTGAGCGCGCTACAGGCCGCTATTCGCGACGAACCGCACCGAATCAAGAGCGAAGCACTCATAGATGAGATTCGCACGTTCGTATTTCGGGATCGGAATGGTAGGGAGCCTCGCCCAGAGGCAGATGAGGGTTGCCATGACGACTTGGTGATGGCTATGGGTGGTGCGCAGGCTGTGTGGCAACAAGAATGCACTACGCCTATTCGCCTTGCGGAGCGTCCAAAGGTTGAGCCGCAACCTAATCTTCAGAAGCGCGCGCCACGCTTTGTTATTGGGAAGCGTTAGATATAGTTATTGTATGAGCGAGTTTAGTCCTCCAGCCGGTGCGCGCAGCGCAGCTCGTCGCGGCTTAGAACTTGTAAAGGCAGGCAAAGCTGGTGGTGGCTTTGAACCCGCTACTGCTGCTCGCGCGCGGAAGATCGTTGCTGGCGATCCGCTTACGCGCGATGGTGTTATGCGTATGCACTCATTCTTTAGTCGTCACGCAGTAGATCGCAAGCCCGACTGGGGTAAGAGTGGTAAGGAAACGCCTGGTTACGTGTCGTGGCAAACGTGGGGCGGGGACGCTGGCGCGTCATGGTCGGCGCGTCTTGCAAACAAACTTAGAGAATCCGCTAAGTAAGGTATAGTTCTGCTGTGAACAAAAAAGGTAAATACGCAAAGCTTGTCGCATCGCTGCAAGCTAAGGGCGCTAAAGACCCTCGCGCGCTTGCCGCAAGCATTGGTCGCAAGAAACTAGGTAAGGCAGAGTTTCAGCGTCGCGCTGCTGCCGGTCGAGCCGCAGCAGACTAAGTAAGGTACACTTTTCCCATGCCAAACTTTCAAAAAGACCCCAATAATCCTAAAGCAGACTTTTTTAACACTGCTATTGGTGGAGCGCCAAAAAGTCCAGGCGGCAATAAGGTGCCTAAGATGAGCAAGCTTGCTTACAAGCTCAAGTCTAAGGCTATGGAAAAGAAATAGTTTTAATGCATTCGCTTGACCGCATTAAGAAGAAGAACGAGCCGACCGTTAGCATCGCGCTAATGAAAATGAAACCCAAGTCGCAGTACGCCGAACCAAAAGAAGACATGCCAATGGACATGACTAGAGACGCAATGGAAGAAGAAGCACCCATGCGTGAAGAAGCCAGCAAAGACTCGTACGAAGAATGCCCGAAGTGCGCCAAGTACCAGATGCTAATTGGCGAAGCTATCGCGTACTACATGCAGAACAAAGAAGACTCTGAAGATAAGCCTGACACGCGCGAAGTAGAAGACGAAATTAACGCGCAAGCAGATTCGATGCAGGACTAACTGCTACACTAATTCGTATGAGCGTACCTCCGAACATGATGGGCGCAGGCCCAATGATCCCACCGCCACCAATGGGCGCACCAATGGGAATGCCAATGGCACCCCCCGCACCAGGCGGCCCTGTTCCCCCAGCGGTAGCTGCCCTTCCGGGCATGGCTGAACTTGCGCAGGCACAGACGATGCAGATGGCGGATCATCAGCGTCAGATGCAGGCGATGCAGCAAGAGATGCAGAATCAGATCATGATGCTTATTGCTTCGCTGCCTACGCCGAATCCTGCTGGTGAGGCTGCTGTGTCTACGCCGATGACTCCGATGATGAGTGGTGCTGGTGCTGGCATGGGTGATTCTGCCGCTCCGGGTGCCGCTGACATGGGAACCCCAACGGGTGCCTACTAACAGTTTTAGTCAAAACGACGAGGCTGTTATTGCCCCGTACACTAGGGGTGTTGCGGTAACTCCAAGCGACACTACTGATTTGGTAGAAGTTTCTCGCGCGCTAAACGTGCATAAGTCGGGTGGGCAATCCCACACTACCGTTAAATGTATTCTTTCTGGCGATACTGTTGCGGTAAGTTTAGTTTTGACAATTGGAGATGTTGTTCCAATTCGTGTTTCTCGCGTATACGCAACCGGGACAGACGCAACTACTGTTGTCGCTCTCTACTGATAGACTCTAAGAATGCCTTACGTTGTACCAACAACCGTTGTAGCAGCCACACGAGGGTTTGCAACAGACTATAACGTCATCGTTAATGATGTTATTGACCACGAGACACGCATTGTTGCGGTAGAGGCTATTGCTGCTGCGGTTCCGTACGCAAATCTTGCTGCTGACGTAAAGAACTTTACGATTAGCACGCCAACGTTTACCACGAACGTGTACACCACAATTTTGACTGACGCGGATAACAAGCTTCTTCTTCTTACAAACGGCGCAACAGCAGGATCGCTCACAATTCCCCTTAACGCAACTGTTGCGTTTGCGATTGGCTGCCAGCTCAACTTGGTTCAGACGGGTACGGGGCAGATTACTGTTAATCGAGCAACTACCGGCGTAACAATCAATGGCTCTACGACTGTGAACTACTTGTTTTCGCAACAATACGCAATGATTAGCCTTGTAAAGACTGCTGCTGATACTTGGGTGCTAACTGGCGACTTTGTGTAATGCCGTACGTTGCCCCGACAACCGTAACTCCAGGTGTACCTATTGCGTCGGCGCTTCATAATGTTCTTGCGGCAGACCTTGTTGACCACGAGTCGCGTATCGGCACAGTAACAACAACAATGAGTAGTGTTCCGTACGCAAACCTTGCGGCTGGCGTAAAGAATTACACAATTGTTAGCGTAACGGCTAGTCGCGACCTGACAAGTGCTGATACTGAGAATAAGATTCTTGTTTCAAGCGGCGCGTCAAATTATGTTTTGACCGCGCCGGGAAGTGGTTTTTTAGCTGGGCAGACTATTAACCTTGCGCGTACCAGCACGGGTACTTTGAGTGTGGTTGGCGCTAGTGGTGTGCTTATTAACGGCTCTAGCAATACGCGCTCTTTAAATGCGGCGTACTCGTATGCGCAACTTATTTGTCTTGGTAAAGACTTTATTCTTGTAGGTGCGTATGTTTAATCGAAGTTTTTTGCGGCGAAGAAAAGTGAGTCAGCTTCCCCAGTCTTTTATTCAATACTCGCTTGCGGGTAGCACTGATTTGTCTGGAATATCTTGTGCGTTGTCAAACGATGGTACTACGGCAATTGTTGGTCAGTATGGTGATGCTTCGTTTCGGGGAACCGCTGTTGTGTGTATTCGTAGCGGCAAAACGTGGACAGAACAAGTTTTGCTTGCTCAGTCCGGTGGTGCGGCTAGTGATAATTTTGGTTATTCGGTTGACTTGTCGGATGACGGCAATACTGCTATTTGTGGGGTTCCGTATAGGGGCGCTACGGATACTGGTGCTGCTGTTGTGTTTACTCGTAGCGGTGCTACGTGGACAGAACAAGCAGTGTTGACGTATTCGGCGGCTGCTGCAAACGACTTGTTTGGTTATTCGGTTTCTTTGTCTAGTGATGGCAATATGGCTATTTGCGGATCGCCAACAAGTGGATCGGGCAATGGTAGGTCGGTCGTGTTTACGCGCAGTGGGGCGACCTGGACACAGCAAGCGGTATTAACACATTCGGTTGGGGCGGCAGGTGCCTATTTTGGCTGGTCGGTTAAATTGTCCACAGATGGCAGTACGGCAATTGTTGGCGCAAGGTCAGATAGTTCTGCTGGGAGCCTCAGGGGTTCTGCTGTTATCTTTACTCGTAGTGGTGTTACGTGGACGGAACAAGCCACTTTAAGATATTCTGCTGCTGCTAATAACGATAATCTTGGCACTTCGGTTTCGTTGTCAAGTGATGGGAATACTGCAATTGCCGGAGCAGAAAACGCCGATCCCGGGGGGGTTTCTGCTGCGGGTCTTGCTGTTGTATTTACTCGTAGTGGTGTTACGTGGACGGAACAAGCTGCGTTAACTTATTCGGGTAAAGCCGCTAATGATCTTTTAGGTATGTCCGTTTCTTTATCCGGCAATGGAAACGCTGCTCTTTGTGGAGCCTATGGAGGCAACATTCCCGTAGCAGATGCGGGTATTGCAATAATGTTTACTCGTAACAATGGGGTTTGGGTTCAAGAATCAGTATTATCGTATTCTTCTGGCGTTGCTGGAGACAATGTAGGACGGTCGGTTGCCTTGTCTAGAGATGGCAATATTGCAATTGCCGGAGCGCCCGGTATTGGTGCTGACGTTGGTGGCGCTATTGTTTTCTATAATCACTAAACACGAACTGATACACTCACACTAATGGCATACACTCGACCATACGCAAGCGGATTCGTAGACTATCCGCTCACCACCACACCAATCAATAGCACCGCGCTCAACACTATTGATGTTGGCGTAAAAACAGTTAGTGATACTGTGGACGGGTTTACTGGTGCGTGGACAGCTTACGTTCCGGCGCTGACTAATACAACTTCGCCTATTACGGTTGCTCGATACGCGAAGATTGGCAAGATTGTTCACTTCTATGTTGTGTTGACGCTTACGGGTGCGCAGGTAACGGGACTCCCAGGAATTGCGCTTCCTCCGTTTGCAATGCTTAGCACAAGCTCTGGCAACTTTGACGTAAAAATGATTGACTCTGGAACCGTGTACGCTGGCGTTGGAGTCGCTGGTACAACTGCAAGGCTTGATTGTTACGCGCTTAACGCTGCCGGAACATACGCAGTTGTTACCGCCACAACCAGTCTTATCCCGTTTACGTGGGGAGCCGCAGACCAGATCATTGTAAGCGGAACATACGAGTCTGCATAATGATCGAGTCCACCGACCCGAAAAAACTACTAGACCGATTCACAAAGTGCTGGGGACAATCCTACGCTAAGCACACGCAGAATTGCGAGTTCTACAAGAAGTGTGACGACGGATATAATGCTGTCATCAAGCCATCTAGTAGTGAGTGGCAATCTGATTTGCATCCTCCGTATGCTTTGCAGATTATTGACATTATTGAATCCAACATTGTTGATGACCAGCCTGACATGCGCGTTGTCCCGGCACAACCAGACGACAGTGATGGTGCGGAACTATTGACGCACATTATTCGCCAGCAACGCTACAAGGATAACTTTCCTGAGAAGTACGCTTTGTTTGTGAAGCAGTCTCTTATTCGCGGCATTAGCGTGGCAAAGATTCCGTGGATGGAAGAATGGCGCAAAGTCCCCACACCAAACTACAAGCCTGATCCGCTCGGACAGCGCCAGCCGTACCAGAATGTTCCGTACCGCCAACAGCCAGGATTCGTCAACGTAGACACTAATCACTTTTTGTGGGACGTTAACGCTACAAGTCTTGACGATGCTGAGTACGTGTTCTTTCGCACGTACGAATCTAAGCGTAGCCTTGAGGCTGCTGGCGTGTACGACAACCTAGACAAGATTGAAGTGCAGACAACGCACATTGGCTTGGACGAGAAAGAGCGTCGTGGTCGAGTAGAAGTAATTGAGTGGTGGTGGCGCGATGGCGCGTCTATGCGCCTTACTGTGATTGCTAACAAGTCTACGATTATTCGTGATTGCATTAGCCCGTTTTGGCATGGACAGTTCCCGTTTGTGGTGGCGAACGTGATGCCGACCCCGTTCTCGTTTCGTGGTAAGAGCATTGTTGAGATCATTAGTGATTTGCAGATTGCCTTGTGGGAGCTACAGAATCAGCGCATTGACAACTCTAAGTTCATGGCTAACGCCGCTATGTTTGTTGACCCGAACACGGATCAGCAAGACATTCGCCTCTACCCAGGAGCCGTCATCCCGCTTCGCCCCGACCAAGTACAAGCGTGGGTGCCTAACATTAGTATTCTCCAGCCGTCCGTGCAGGCTGAGGAGATGCTGAAAGGCGACTTGCAGAACATTACGGGTGCTGTTGGTTACTTGTCTGGTGCTTCTGGCACGGAGATTGACCAGACTACTGCGACTGGCATTAGTGTTATTAGCAACATGGCTGCTAAGCGCATTATTCGTATGAAGCAGCAGATTATGTTTGCTATGCGGCGTGCTGGTGAGCAGCAGATTGCGCTTAATCAGCAGCTTCTACCCGGCCCGATTGCTGTTCGTATTGATCGTGACGCGGCTGAGGATTGGAAGATGGTTAGCCCTACTGACATTCAGGGACAGTACGACTATAAGGTTGAGGATGCAAACGAGTCGCTAATGCGGCAGGAGCGTCGAGCAGAGTCGCTCGCGTTTGCTAACTGGTTTGGTCAGAATTACGCTTTGCTCGTCCAGTCCGGGGTACAGCCGAACATGCGGCGTGTAGCTGAGGATGTTATTCAGGCATTCGATGAAGACCCGAAAGAGTATTTGGGTAATGATCCTTCTTCGCCGGACGGCACACAAGTGCAGAACCCGCTCTTGGTCGGAGGGCCGGGTCAGTCACAGCCGGGGGCGACAACCCCATTTGGCGGTGCTGCTAGTTCTGGTATGACCCCCGGGTTGCCGCCTGAACTCGCTGCGCTTTTCGGGGCCGTCCCCGGCGCTAATCCCTCTCAACCATAGTTATCCGACCAAACCGACCTTCCGACCGGAGGAACAATGAGCAGTAACGATACGACAACAGAAACCGATCCGATTGCTGACGCGATCCTACATGGCGGGAACGTGCCGCCAGCTCCAGAGGTAAATTCTGGTGCAGATGTTGAACCGGAATCTGGTGCAGATATTGCAGTAGAAGAAGAACTCTTGCTTGGCAAGTTTAAAACGTCTGAAGACATGGCGGCTGCGTACCAGAACCTAGAACGCGAGTTCACACAAGCCCGTCAGCGCGCCATTGACCTTGAGTCTTTGCTCGACGACGAGCCAGACGAGGTTGCCCCCGCGTGGAACTCCGCGTTTACTGGCGCTAACCCGCAGAACGAAACTGAGCTTGTTAGTTGGGCCGAAAGTAACCCTGGCGCTGCCGCACAGTGGGCTATTTCTAATGGTGAGCGTGTTGGTCAGGACACTGTTACGGCTTTGTGGGAGCATTGGTTTGAGGTCAAGCCGACTGAGGCTATGGCGTGGTACACAACGCAGCAGACGCAGACAATTGCTTCGCAATACGAGGGTCGCATTGCAGAGTTGCAGGAGCAGATTGCTCCGTTGCGCGATCAGCAGACGCAGGCTCTTTTTGAGTCTAGTCTCGATTCGCTAGAGGGTCAGATTCCCGATCTTGCTGATTATAGTGAGAAAATCCAGGCGTATATTGACAATATTCCTACGGATCAGCTTCACTTGGCGTTCTTTCCGCAGGGCATGGACACGCCAGAGAAGATTCAGGAGGGCGTTAAGAGCTTGTATGCGATTGTTCGTATGCGAGAGACACC